TCGTATGCAGGTGTCTCATCGGCTTCTTTAAAAACCCTCCATTCCATTTCATAAAAACTAGATCTACCAAAGGTGTCCCATGAATTAAGTGTATTTCCAGCACCATAAGACTTGGTTAATATAGGATTGTTACCTAGTGAACCGTTGTCTTGTGTTAAAGCCTGTAAATCTATATTAAAATTTCCAGAAATAATCTGCCTTAATCTAAAAGTTTCAAATGTCGAATTATCGTCTTTATCTACTAACGTAGCTTCAAAATACGTCCATGGTTTACCATCACCTGTATTGTATTCAGCATTGAACGATGCTAGTAAGCCTGCAGCAACTGTAGCTGGTGTATCACCAAATGAAGCAGTATATGAAATTTGTTTTCCTGAAGTCAGGTCTTTAACTATAAAAACATCACCTATTCCTATATTAGAAGCAGTAAAGTCTATTATTAAAACACCGTTAGCCCATAGTTCATCCCATTGTACTTCTGATTTTAACCAATCGATTTCGAAACTTTTATTTTCTAAAACAATAGGGCAGCCTACCGGTATACCAGGTTTATCAGGTAACTGGGCAATAGTATTTAAGTTTGGACCGTATGTTTGAAAGTAAGCTAGTAAAACAGGTCCGATGTCGCCTAATATCTCTGTATCTAAGTCACCTAAATTCGAAAATCTGTCTAGGAAGTACGGTGTAAAAGCCGGATCAAATAGAGAGTTCAGAGGTCTTAAATCCTGAATATATCCAAATTTAGGTGTTACTTCAATTTTAGGTGATATCCCAATATTTAAGTTATCTATCCTCTGTTGGTCGTTCCATACCGAAGTTACAGTTTTTCCAAAATAGTCTGCTTCTCCTATAATATCAATGATTCTAGAACTAGAAGGTAGATATCTCTTTCTTAAAACTTCTTTAAGACCATATAATTTAATCAAAGCTTCCTCTATTGTAAAGTCACTAGCTTCTGTAACAACAGGCATATCATACTCATCCAATTCATTGGTAACCTGGTTAACCCTATAAACAAGTGAAAATAAAGCAGTCTTCTTGTAGATCTTATTAGGTACAAATGTGCTAGGATCATTAACATTAACTGTTGGATCAAATACATCTATAACTGTAGTTGTTTTATACTTACCGTAATTAGGTGAGGTGCTATCAATGTTTAACCAATACTCCCTTAGTTTAACATTATCATAACCAAAAAACTTAATAGCATTGATAACACCCTTGTATGATCCTATAAATGGCTGAATGTTTTTACCCTCAAGAAGCATTTCCTTTCTCTTCTCGTTTAATAGAATATAGTCAGGCAAAGATTCATTGATATCTGAAGATCTAAAAACTGGTGAATCTTCATCAAATAAACTATATCCTAGGTTCTGAATTAAAACTGTAAGTCTTTCATCCTCACCTATAACTTCTCCATAGAATTTAATTCTTGCAATAATATTGTTAGTCCCGTCTTCGGCAATTATAAGATATCTTTCATATACTCCTTCAAGATCTGATGATAATGCTACATTAAATTGAATGCCCTGGTTAGTTATTACATTTGTAATAGTTTGACCGTATGATGTATATGTCTGATTAGGATCAATATCAACATCAACTATTGCAGTATCTGTTATATTTAATTTTGGTTTTGATTGATTTAAGTTAAATGTAAAAAGAATGAATTTATCGTTTTCGTCAGTTTCATCCTCCCAGTACGCTCTCCATGTTGATCCATCATAGCTGCCTGTTACCTCGAACGTTGCGCCTGGCTCAGAGTAGTGTGGTACACCCCATTTTGTTATACCAGCATTTGTTAGAAACTCCTCTAATATAACAACAGTTGCTGATTCATATAAATTAACCGAAACTTCAGGTAAGTTTACAGAACCGTTCCATATACCTGTGACTTCATCAAAAATAAAATTAAGATCTGTACCGTTCTTATCAAAAAAACCTAGGTACTTATATGTTTCGTTAATAACCGCCATTAGTTAATATATTGATAATCTTTATTCACGCTAAATACCCTAAAGATACGAACCTTCTTAGTTGTGTTAATCAGGTTAACAAAATAATCATTCATATAAACTGTAAACCAATTGACTATAGGTATACGTAATAAGTGCTTTGATATACTTCTTTTAACGACTTCGTCAGTATAGTCAAACGATATATTGATTCTTTTTTCACCGCTAGTTCTGGCTAACGAATATAAACTAGGTTTCTTATAGCCAAATCTACCATTAAGTGCATTATCGTTCCACGCCATAATTAAATTTTAATATCTTTTTTAGCAGCTTCTAATTTACCTATATTTATAGAGTCAGATATGGTTCCATTAAAGTAAATACTTAATGAAGATGCTCTACCTTCAACAGGTGTTGGTTCATAATATACACCATCGCGATCTGTCCAACCACCTCTGATAATAGCTAAATCTCTCAAGCCTATTGTAATATCACCAAAATCGTCTAGACCCAGATTTGGATCTTCTCCTGTCTCGATTGGTATTTTAGTTTCTATCAGTTCCTTATTAAAGAAAATATATCTTTTCTTATTACCTTCACCTTCCTGTAAGAACGGTGTTGTAGGTGTAACCTTATAAGATCTCTTGATATAATAACCGTTTCTAATAGCAGTTTCATTCTCTTCAGATACAAAAAACACACTAACAGAATCGACACCTTTTATACCTTCTATGATGGCAACAAGGTCACTCTTCGGTATCTTGTCTCTACGTTTAACATTTAGGAAATATTCGTTTAGTTTAGTCCTGATTTCATTTCTAATAACACCTAAATCATAACCTTCTATAGTTCTTAATACTATATTGATAGCATATCTTTTTATATCAGGATCTACAAACTGGAGTTCAGTACTGGTCATTTGTCTACCGCTTTCATTTATAGAAGCTACTAGCATTGTTTTCTCATCAGCAGTTAAAGTAAACTCTTCTAGATCAACTGTAAAATAATCACTGTCAGTTGTTAATTTTCTTTGTATATCTGGAATTAAATACAAATAGATGATATTATCATCGTCTAGATAATCGTCACCTGTTTCATTAAATGCATCAATATAAGAAAAATAATTAAACCTAGATAAGTAATACTCATAGTTTTCAGGGTTTGCTAAAACAAATGATTTGCTAGCTAAAGGTGCAATAAGTTTAGTAAATGCAGGATCTTCTTGATCGGATCCTAAACTTGGGTTTTTAGATGTTTCAATAAGAAGGAAATCATTCAGATCAACATCTTCACCGTTAACATCTTTACCAGTGTCTTCAAACCTAAACGTAACAGGTTCTGAATTTGAACTTATATTACCTCCTGATCCGGCTGTAACTAAATACTCAACATCAATAAAAGAACCTAATACGGGTGCAACACCGAAAAAGCCATTGCCGAAGAAAATATCTAATCCTCCTGCTAGTCCTGTTTTCACTATATAACCTTTTGTATTTATACCCATATCATATAAAGAATCATAAGGTTGCCATAGTTCACTATTAACATAAACCTTAACATTGTTATTATCTACAAAACCAGGTGTGTTAATATTGAATGATTGCATAGAATTACCAGTGCCTATAACACGCTGAGACTCAAATACACCTTGTATGATTTCTGCAAATGTAAAATCTACATTGGTTTTTTCAACTCTAATATAATCACCTGTAAATTTCATTGTATACTTAATACCGTTTGATTGACATCTAAGAATTGTTTTATTCGGTACTAAAATATATGGACCCGGAAAAGCAGATTGTTTACCAGGCTTAAACTTCATACGGACTTGACCCATTGCACTTATCGGTCTTGTAGGGTTATGACCTGTAAGAGCAGCAAGACCATATATTGACTCGAGATTATTAGCAGTAATTATATTGTTCTCAGTCGTTGAATCGGTTATGTAGTACATGATAAGTTCACCGATATTACTCATAACTTTTAATAACTGACCAAACGGTGAAGCATTAGTGAATATCTTATTAGAGTTCTGATAAGCATTCGTTAAAAAGATAATAGAGTCATCATATATCTGTTCACCTAGTACTCTAGCTTTATCAAGAAATTTAAAGTTATTTTTTATAGTTGCCATTCTTTATTCTTATTTACGAAAATAGTAAACCTACTGCTGTTCTACCATCTATTGTTATATCTAGTACGGCAGTATCTCTATCCACGCCTTTGTAGAACTCACACTTCGTATCTACATTATATGTATTTGCAAGAGCGTTACAGTATATTTTTATTTGATTTCTTATAGTATCTTCTATGGTACCTGCAGATACGTTTGTACTGAATATTAACTTTTCTAAATCTGCACCAAGCATTTTATCACCTAACACTTCGGTAGGCTCTGTAAATAATATAACTTCAATCTGTGTAAGTAAATAATCTAAATCTTCTGTTATTTCTATTCTATCTCTTACGAAGCCTGGGTCACCTTCTATTCTTGTGTAAATGTCAGCCATAATTTTAACTTGTTAGGAAGTAATCTACGCCTTCGTCTCCCTTAATCTCTTCCTTGATTGCATCAAGTTCTTCTTGACCAGCATCTCTGATCATATCCGCATTGAGAGTAACGTTACCCGGCATCTGATAACTAAAAGTCATCAACATTGTGCCCAGTTGAGTTTTACATTTTGCCACAACGTATCTGTGGAAAATCTCATCTGAATATAAAGCACAGTCTGATATAGATTCATAGACGCTTAATATGCAGTTATGCTTTGGCGTCTCACCTTGTATCTTTAAAGTTCTGTTTAATCTGTTATAGTTGTATGATACTTTAGAATTAAGTACCTGTCTAGCCATGTCAAATAAGTTTTCATTAGCTACATAATACATCAAGTTTTCACCGAGTACCGTGGTACCGCCACCTAAAGCATAAGCATTAGCAAAGATAAATTTATCAAGCGTAAAATCGGCATCCATACTAAAACCATTATTACCGGCACCTATCAAAAACTCACCTGCTTGTGTAAGTTCATTTACACCGATTACAGCTCCTGCACCGTCTGGCCTTGGACCAGGTATAGGTATTTCCCTAGACGCTTTAAATAGATCTGTCCTGAATGCTGCGGTTGGTACTACATAATAACCTTCCTGTACAGAGTCTTCATAGTTTTTATAAAACCATTTTTTAGCCTCTGTTATGATACGAACCATTTCCTTTTTAGGTATAGTCAACGGTATCATGCATGCACTAGTTAACTCTGAGTTTACATTTTGTATAAGCTGATCAATACATCTTCCGGCTTCAGCCGTTTTAATATCATTAATACTTGGCATTTACACCTGGAATTATTTTTTCGTATTCTACAACTTCAGTACCGTCAAATTTAGAAAGATCTGTAATCTTACCTTCTCTGAATATACCATTTATCATTGTACCATTCATAACACCGTTTTTACCGCAAAAATAAGAGTCTTTAATAGTTGAAGATGTATTTACATAACAATCTTTAAGTTTACAGTTAAGTGTTTTACAGTTATCAAAAAGGTTAGATTCATATACTTCAGCACCTTCTAGATTACAAGAAAATACATCACACTTATTTACAATACCTCTAACATTTTTACAATCAATTAGATCTACCTCTTCGAGCTTAAAAGCTCCACTGAAGTCAGCATCTTTAAGTTGTATCTTACCTGTGTTAGAATCATAATTTATAATACCCTTTTTCATGGAACCTTCTGTAAGTATTTCAAATATCTTTTCTCTGATCTTAGACCAGAATGAATTGATGTTTCTATCATCGGTGTCCATGTTTACCAGTATACCGATATCTGGAAAGTTTTCTTTAAATAACTTAAATGAACTATATGCTTTAATAGCACCCTTATGTTTATCTAGAATATTAGTAAGCTTCTTTTTATCATCAGCACTAAAGGCTGGATTTGCAGCAGCTTTATATAGTGACTCAATAAACTGGTCCTGTGTTGCTAAAAGCTTGTCTGTCATCTTCTCATAACCATCTCCACCTAAATATCTAAACTCTAAATAATTCTTTTCGAGCTTTAAGAAATTAACACCGTAATACTTTTCTGTTGGGAAAATAAAGTCTGCCTGATTAACACCCTTTGTAGTTTCATAACTAAGTTTATCTACGGGTATTACAAATTTAATAGACTTTGCATAAACTGAATTTTTCCTATTAGGATAATCTTTCCAGATTTTATCCTCATCAAAATCTAAAATAAACTTTAATCTATTTAGTCTTGTAAGAAAACTGGATCCCATTTTCTCATCATTAAACGAAATGTTAAAGTGAATACCACATCTATCATTAGTGTAACCATTCTCTTTTATCCATTTAAGAACTTTGATTAAAGTCACTCTAGCTTCTTGGTATGGTTGGGAACCTGTAACAAGCTCTATAAGTTTTTTGCCTCCTGAATAATCTTTCTCTAGTTTATAGTGGTCTGTAGTTACTTTGAAGTCACTATGTGATTCATCAAAGACAGATATCTTTTTACCTAAATATTTAGCCAGCTTTTCAGCTGTGTCATCTGCAGAATAGTTAGAATAAAATTCAAACTCATATCCTATCTTCGAGTTCAATAAAACGTTTACGGTTTGTTCGTTTAACAACATATCAGAGCCAGTATTTTGGGTATATATTTAAGACAAAAAGAAAGGGGCTTAAAAACCCCTTTCAAATTATTTAAGATCTGAAGCTAAACCCAGATAGGCTTTTTTATTTATTTTATCTATCTTGTTAATTCTAACCCCAACCATATCACCTTCATTGAATTTACCTTTCAGTTCGCTAATATGTATAAGACCTGAAATACCTGGTGAAAGCTCAACAAATGCACCATACTCTTTTATACTTGTAATTTTACCCATGACTACTGAAGACGGTTTATAAATTTCATCAACGTTATCCCAGGGGTTTTCTTTGTAAAACTGAGTTAAAATTATTTTGAAATTACTTATAACGTCCTTGATATAGAAATCTAAAGATTCACCAGATTTGATTTGACCGTTAGCGTGCTTTTCTTTTAGATCATCAGTAAGATCACTTACATGTATCATACCAGTAAGACACTCACTAAATTCACAGAACACTCCGTATTTTGTGGTACCCGTAACAAACCCTGTATGCAGTCGTGTTGGATTCTCCTTTATCTTCTCTATTGCAGAAGGTATGAGCGAGTGTAGATATTGTCTATGTGAAACAACAACCGTACCCTTTTCTCTAGAAAAATTAACTGGCATTACTATTAGTTGCTTACCTAGCAAAGAAGAGAAGTCATTTAATTTATTTAAGCCAGCTAAAGAACCTGGCATGAAAGCTTTAATACCATCTATATCAACTATGTAACCTGCTGAAATAAGTTCTTCTATTTTAGCAACATAAGCTACATCTTTATCAATAGATTCTACTAAGCTTTTTGTTTTCATTTCATTTACACTATCTGTAAACGAAACCGAGATAAAGTCTTTTATTTTATTTTGACTTACCTTAACTGAGAGTTTACTACCAACTTTAAATAGATCTAAATACTCATTGGATTCTTTTTTCAAATCCATATAAGCCTGTTCTCTGTAACCTATTTCAAATACCGCAGTATCATTACCTATACTGATAAGCTCACCTTCTATCAATTCACCATTTACTGGTTCTTTGTATTGGCTTGACTTTCCTTCGTACCGGTCATACATTTCTTGTGCATCTGAACCATAGTAGAAAACCTTAGCACCGTTGGTTTTTACTTTATTGTTTGGGATTCTTTTAAGCTTTTTCTGTTCTGATTCTATCTCTTCCCAGAATGCTTCATCGGTTTGATAACCTGACATAAAATTAAAATTTAAAGAGTTAATATACTATTATACTATCATAGTATATATCACTGCTTTATTTTATACCTCCGTTTTTGATAGGATCTGATGGGCTAAATGTTAATTCAATCGGTACAGGGTTTGGAATTGCATTAGGACCTGCTCCGATTGATACAGTACCAATCGGAATTGTAATATAAATTGAAGCCTGTTTAAGATGGTTATCTATAATTTCAGCCATCATGGGAGCTAAAACCAAAGCCATATTTTTAGTTATGTCTTTAGCAATATGTTCAGATAATGAATCAGCCCAGTCTTTTGCAACTTCAGTCCATAATCTTCTCTTATAAATATCAACATCTAGACCACTCTTCTGTGGATTGTTTCTAACCCATGTGTCAATCTCCTCCTGTACTTCATATATGCTTTTTGTACCCGAAACAGGAGCAAGAAAATGCATATTCAGATCAGCTTTAATAGTAGGCTCCATCTTAGTAAAAGCTGCTGCTAAATCTATAGCTAATTTAGGTGTTAAGAGTGGCATATTATTTGGTTGTTACTTTAGGTTTTTGACTTAATTGAGCGGGTGTCATCGGCAAAACAGGTGGAGTTGTCGGTGCACCTAGATTACCTATATGGGTATGTGCATTAAAAAGAGCCATGAAACTATCACCTAATACTAACTTTTCTGTAGCACCTTTTCCTAATTCAATTGTGTTAGCAGCATCTATCACAACAGATGGTGATATGACTGTAGCCTGTTTAGATGTAGTTATAATTATTGTACCATCGTTATTCAATACTATAGAATCACCGTTAGGGTTAAGCACAGTCATTGAATTATCAGGCTTGATATTGATTTGAGTTTCTTTATAATCAAGCATCAAACCTTTTTCCTCTGTAAAAAATACCTTGACGCTACCTTCAGTTTCTGTATCATATAAAAGCGAATGTGCATTAGAGTATGAACCCTCTATTTCAGCCTTAAGCTCATCTGATATATGCTGCAGATAAAAGTATTCAGGCTCATAGATATCACCGTTGTCAAACGTTATACCTACAACTGAATCGACTTTAGGTACTGAATGAAAACCAGAACCTGTATCACTACCTGCTGTTATTCTATTAGTAGGTCTTGCCCACGGTAAATCTTCGTCAAGTATGTCATCAAATTTACCAAAGACTCTAACTTTAATTTTTCCCTCAAAGTCAGGGTCTTGATTATCAATAACCTTACCTAACCAATTAGAAGTTCTTAAATCGTCCGCAAATAAATTATCAAGTGGCATACTTACTTATAATAATTACCTAGGTTTATAGGAGCATTGTCAGAATTGTTTCTGCGTCTATTCTCTGCTATATTTTGTGCCTGTGGTCCAAGTGATAATAAAGATCCCTGTTGAAGTGACGTCAATACCTGGGATGGTGAAAAACCATATACATTACCTAACAACAATCTGTTTAGTTCACCCTGTACCCGGTTAGCCGCATTCGTAGCTAAAGTATCTACGGCATTTGCTGCAGCAGCACCTAAAGCAGCACCTGCATTTTTGGCAGCGCTTTTCATTATGTCTTCCCTATAATCCGGGTCTGAAGCTAGTTTTTCAAGCTTTTGCAGCATGCCTTCACCTGCACTTGTAGGAGGTGCTGGAAGATCACCGAGGAATGAATAGTTCATACCTGCTGTACTATAACCAGGTGGCGTATTTACTACAGTCGGATTCAAATAACTTTCATCTATACTGTCATATGTAAATTCTATGACCTGTGAAGCAGGTTCAGGTGCAGAGTTATTAACTGAAGCAAAACTACCAAATGATTTATCCGCATCAAATTCACAATACTTTAAAGTGAACATCATATTTGCACCAAACTCATTAGAAACTTGTGCTGTTTCTCTAGCTGCCCTCTGTTTAGGTGTTTCTACGGGTATATTAAGGGGTGATAGCTGAGGATAAGCACCTGATAATTGGTTAACAGTGTTTATTGCATTACCAAGTGCACCAAAGTCAACCTGTATATTTCTTATTTCCTGTATAAAAATACTAACCTGAAATTTCCTTAAATTATCTGGTAAAATAAACCTTCTATATGTATAGTCATAACAAGCTTTTCTATACAAATCCATTAAAGCCGTAATTCTCAAATCAATTGATTCAAGTGTTGTTACCTTCAATCTAGAATCGTCTCCGCCTTTATATGGATCTTTAAGACCGCCGTAATCCCATATTTTATCAATCCCATCTATCTGTTGCCAATACCATGGCATCCAGTAATTAGTATCTAGTAAAAGCTCCTGAAACAACTTTAGGTAATTATATCTAGCAGTATCATTTATAGAAGCAAGGTAACTTAGCGCTGAACCTACAGGAGGCGGAGCGCTGTCTGTGCCTCTTGCTAATAATGGGCTAACATTAGGGTCAAAGTCATTAAAAAGAAAAACGAACCCTAAGTATGTAGGATCATTATACTTACCGTAATCGGATTGTATACCTTTCGTGAATCTCTCAATTGTTGCTAAATCAAATGTTCTTGTAGATGTTGCCATGTTATGGTGTGTTCGGCCACTCTCTTCTAAAGAGTGTTAATTTTTGTCTAATCCTTCCCTCTGTTTCGTCATATGTATAGTTAATTCTAGCTATTGTATATACGCCAGTTAATCTTTCATCAACCTTCTGTTTCTGTAAACCATTTTCAAGATCTGCATTAACACCTTTCTTATCCTTCATTTCAGTACCTTGATCCTGTGACTTAATTTCTTTCTGTTGTTGTATTTCAGCTTTTTCTGCGTTTTGTTCAAAGATAAGAACAGGTACTATCTGATATCTATATAAAGCCATATTTGCTGTTTCTAACTCAACTTCAAGATACATCTTCTCTAGTTCTAACATGTTCTTATAATTAAGCATCTGTGCATAATAGTAGTTAGCATGTACATTTTTACCCTGTTTACCAACATACTTATATTTCTGTTGTATCTTATACATTTTATCACCTTCTGGATTAAGCTTACCCTTAAGTGGTGCTTGATCTGCAGGTAACTCTTCAGTAGTTAATGATTCAACGGTAAATGTTCTATATTCTTTATCGACGTCATCATAATATTGTATAATTCTTCTATAGCCATCGCCTAGTGTTACTGATGCCGCATTATTTACAAGCTTGTACTTATTCATAAATGTTGCACTACCTCTCTTGGAATTATGATTGGTTAAATAAAGCTTATCATCTATGGCATTATTAGAGCCATCTTCAATTGTCTTTGTTGTACTTGCATCCTGTATCATCGAATTTAAAGTATCTTCAAGACTTTCATCAAATGTTATTTGCTTGTTTACGTTTACTAAATTCAAATAATAGTAAGGATCGATGTACAGGGTAAAAAAACTGTTATCATCTTTATAAGAGGACGATAGACTATCCTGCATTAACTTGTATTTAGTATCAAATGCACAAAATCTTTTCATAGTATCGTCAGTAGAATCTTCATTACTAGCAAAACCTATTTCAAGCTCTTCTGCTACATCAATAAAATAATTAAAAGAAGTGTCTTCGGGATAAGATTTACATATTTCTGCAAATAAACCCGGTAATCTAGTTACACCTGTTATTGCTACCTCAACTGCACCTTCTAATTCGCTACCTCCACTATAGGATTCAGCCGTTGCTAGAGGTGTAGTTGAAACTTCAGTAATATCAAAGTCCATTCTAATAGGTTTATAAACCTCTTCATCTTTACTTCTAATCAAAATGTTTATAACATCACCATCTGCAGGATATCTACTCTTAGTTATTTGACCCTTTGTATCTCTAACAACCATGTTAAAGCTAGGTACCATTGAGTCTAGGTTAAGATTGAATGAAATGATATCATCTCTATTAAAATCAATCTTATTCACTCTGATCGCAGGGAATTGATCGCCTGCAAATTTACTCATTTTATCATTATTCGTATTAGGCTTCGTCGCAGTTTCGCTGTCACCTATTTCAAATGGTTCTAGTCTAATAATAGGTTCTGTAACCGTTAATATGTTATTAGATATCTTTGCCATTAAATTCTAGAGTTTTGCTCTTTCTGTATACCTAAATTTGCACCCAGTAGAATAGTATCATTACCTTGTACTATCTTTGATTTCTGATCTGACTTTAACATATTAGGAGGAAGATTCTCACTTGAACCATTTTTCTTAGTACTAGACTTTGCTGCAAGAAACTCAAGTCTTTTCTTATCTGTTGGCGTAATTCTCTTTTTATCCTGGAACTGAGTTCTAGGCTTAAGGGACTTGCGTATAGGTTTGTACTGTGACATTGCACTTGTCTGCTCAGGTATAATTAAAAACATACCCTCTTTAATACAAAATGGATTTGATATAGCATTAGCTTTAAGTATGATATCCATATATTGATGTGTACCATAATACATTACAGAGATAAGATCTGGTCTCATTACCTCGTCTTGAGTTACATAATGGATATTAAGCAATCTAACATCAGCTGCAATCTTAAATGGCGGTATAGCAATATTTATTTTTTGCTCACCTGTTTCTTGATCGACAGTCTGCGCCAGACTTGTCATTGTTTGTATTCTCATATCTTAACCATGGTTTACAGCATTTGAAAATCTAAATAGATTTGCAGCATCTGATTTTTTTATATTTTGAAATTTGGAATCTAACCAATTTGATGCAGCATCACCTTGTGTTTTTAGATTAGCATCATACACTTCTTTTCCTGCACCCCATATAGTATCAGGCCCTGAATTATTTGCAGCTGCATTATGCCCAGCATTTGATATTCCACCAGTATTCTGTCTTTGTGAGAATCCGTTTGAATCGTTCGGAGCAGGTAATTTAGAATATGCTGTTACTACAGGTGGCTGCTTACCGCTTATATTAGTAAAATCTTCAAATCCTTCCGGTACTTGATATAGTCTACCTCGTCCAGCATTAAACATATTCTCAATGTCACCTTTATCTCTATCTCTACCGCTCTTTAATGTAACGACTACTTCAAGTTCTGATGGGAAATCATCTTTACCTAACGGTCCTACAAACTTATATTCACTTGTAGTTAGAACAAGATTACCTATCATTGCAATAGGATTTAGCGGGTTGCCTATCGTAAGATGCCAGTTACCTGTAGGTGATCCTGATAAGAAGGCAGCGGCGCCTTGTGCACCCTGTGGCGTATTAAAGTTTTTAGACAACCATCCACCTAACATATCACCTCCAACTTTACCTAATCCACCAAGTGCACTTTCTAATGTAACGTTACCGCTACCATCACCGAATATTTTAGTTAACATGCCACCTGCATCACTTACCAGGCTGTTTATAAAACCACCTAGGTCACCTGCTGCTAATTTAGAGTGATCACCCATTGGCTTTCCAAATGTACCATTACCGACATAACGTGTAGCTCCTCCCCAGAAAGGAGCAGCATTATACGTTAATACCAACATATTTGCCATTATATCAAGTAATGCTATTTTGGGGTTAATATTGTTATAAGATCTTAAGCTATAATTAAATGTTAACTTAAATTCAGGTGCACAGTATATGCCACTATCCTTAACCATGATACGTTTAATAACATACAATGGTCCCTCAACAAAATTAGGATATGTAGATTTTGTAGCATCAAATCCGCCACTTGCCGCAGTTTCTCTACCGCCTGCAGTGGTTGTACCAGATCCTAGTGTTGCAGCACTGGATATTGCAGAACCTAAACCAAATCCAGTTGTACCTATGCCCAGTATACTACTTCCTTGAATACCCTGTGCATTAGATTGAAGTACTTGCATTTCAGATTCAACCTCTTTGAATTTAAGCTCAGTATTGAATTTGATTATATCTTCAAGTTTATTGCCGGTAGCTTCACTCATCCAAGTTACTGCTCTGGCCAGGTCAGGCTGTCTAGTATCTACAGTTTGTTTAGACTTAAAATCATATGTAGTAGGAGACATGATATCATCAAGTACCGGAAGATGAAATCTTCTCAACGTAAGCATATAGTTATTAGGTATCTTACCATGATATTTACAATAAATGAAATCAGAATAACTATAAATCATACTTATGTTATCAGGAATATCATTAAAATAATTTATGATATTCGTAGTAGTAGGCTGCAAAGCCATCTGATATTGTTTATCAACTATAAATCTAGAGCCGGGATTGTCTCTATAATCTTGAACACTTAATGCAGGTCCATTTAAACCCTTATATTGGAACAAGACATATCTGTTAATCATTGAAGCAGGCGCTTCACCGTCTTCCTTTACCGTAAAATCCTGTAATTCGTATTTCTTTAATGGGAAGGATTGATCGTACTGTGAATTTAAGTAAACACCTATATTCTCAGACCTGTAATTATTATTAAGACTGGACTCAAGAACTGTAGCTGCATTATCAGACTGTGCTGCACTGCTCAATGATGGTCCTTTTGCTCCTGTAACTCTAGCCAATTTTGCTTATCTATTTTTGGTATATATTGGGTTTACAGCCTTTCTGTAAACTCCAACCACCTTTTATCATCATCTGTTATTTTATCACCGATGAATCTGCGCAGCCTTAGAAAAAACTCAATCTGGGTAGAAATATTATACTTACCCTTATACGCCGTACGGCACGTGTGCTGCTTAATGTTTCTTAATTCTTTTTCTATTACATGGTCTTCAACTTTATTAAAAAGTTCAAACATATCCTGTTTATATTGCAAAGTCATTATAGAGTCAACAACCACCATAAACTTTCTTTCTTTAGGGCCATTTATATCTATAAAAAAGTCATCATGTGTTTTAAGCGGATTGTCTTCATTAAATTTCAAACGCCTAGGTTTATTACCGAATGTTTGAACGTAACTCATTTTCGAGAAATTAAGTCTTAAGAAATCGGCTGAATCGTAAAATTTAATTATTTTAATTAAATACTCTGGGTTAACCTCATCGTATTTAACATCTTTCACTATACCCTTAACTGGTATTAAAATATTGGGATGCGAATGTGATATTAAAAGGGAATAAACCCTTTCACCTTTAACGAATAATTTATGATTGACCATAGTCTATGTTAATGACTTCATTAAATCTGGATGCTAAATCTTCACATAGATCTATTTTATTTCTTTTAGCATCTATTATAGCTAGCTCGAAAATTATTTCACCTTCATAAGCTTCGCATACTATTGATTTTATAGAATCGACGGCTTCTGCATCTAGATTCTTTAAAGCGTATAAGATGGTATCAGAATCTTCTATTGCCTTAATTAACCTTTTTCTAATATATGAATTTACTACAAATTCACTTGGTTTAACACCATCTATGTCATTTTTAATTAGCTTAGCAATTATATCATAGTAACTTACAACCTCCTGATAATCAGAACATCTTGAATATTTCTTAAAGTCTAGTTTATTCTTTGAGTAAACGCATTTAATCTTTTTCATTGAGCTCATCTAATTCTTTTTTAAGAGATTTTAAGTATTTAAGTTCATTACTGATAGTTTTTATTTTGGAATCTAACTCATCATCAGTCGGCATATAACTTTTACCCCATTCATTTTTCATGACTAGAGTATTACGATCGAATTTATTACCTGTTTCTATACCAACCTCATCACATAATTCAAAAAGAAATTGTATACGTTTCTTAAACTCTTTATCGTCTTCGAAATCGTACACATATTTCTTTTCGTATTTTTCACCAGCCCCGTTTATATTATCATCAATAACCGTTTTGATAATACCATTTGAGGCTATATCCAAAATAATCTTTATCATTAAAAATTAGGCCATGGTTTTAAAGACTCCGTCCATTGATTAACTTTAGAATCTGTCTGTTCTTTATTAAAACCCAACTCTGAACATGACAAACGTATTCTTTGTTCTATTTGAGACAATTGGTTTTCGATGCTATTTCTTACAATATCCTCATACTCACCGTGCCTTTTCAAGCCTTCGGTTTGATTTCTATTACAGATATTCACCCAGTCACTTAATCTAAGATTACGCTTTGCTTCTAAGACACCAACATGTTTAAGATAAGACCTTCTCTGTCTCCTGTTCACCCATGTGTTTGTCTGATTTTTCATTACTTCCAGATTCTCCTGGTTCTGATTGTTTTCCATTATTATAGATTTTAAGAATTTGCTCTCTGAGTTGTACTTTAACGTTTTCGTATAATTCGTTTTTATTTATAGTTGACATAACCATATCAATCAATAAATCATCGATGTTAGTTTCAAACGAATCCTGTATTAGGTTATATACTTGTTGTTTAGGAATATCAGCATCGAAGGTATAAGAAAAGTAATGCTTTGTTTTAGCAGCCTGTTTTAATAGAGATTTTACAGGATTAAATTCATCCTGCCTTTTAACAGGAGATATATCAGCATGCTTTGTAGGTGTTGATCTGAGATCCTGCTTAGTTATACTTAAATCTAACGGCGTATCAGAAGCGACTTGCATCATATACTCACTTATTAAAGAAGAGCTTATTCTATTACCACCCGTAAAATAAACCCACTCGTTATCATGTGAACTATATAATTCAACATTACCTACTTTATCACCTTTAATCCATTGATATTTTTCCGCGTACATAAAATTTATATACGAGGATTAGACAATGTTTATTATAATGGAGTTGTGACTAGGCCACCAGAGTTATCTACGGTTACCAACCATCTATTACCATTAGGAGACTTGAGTATTATACCACCTGTCTCGCCTGCAATATCAGCTGGGTCATCTATTTCGATGAAATTACCGCCGCCTGATAATTCAAAATAACCACCGGTACCAGTTATCTTTATAGGAGACGTTGTGGTATTATCATTAGAACATATTATATCAAGACCTGCACTGACATCAACTGTAACCTCTAATGCAGAACCAGACAATACATTCCCGGATATTGTCGCTCCATTACCCGAGATAAATTCAATATCAGATGCGTCACCTATAAATGAAGCATCGACAGATACACCAATAGTGGAATTAAGATTAGGCGAAGCTTCTACTAAATGATATCCGTTTCCTATATCTTCAGTAACAGACCAGGTTAAGTTAGCGGTATCTACAAAAACTAACCTAGGTTGTAAACTATTAAAGGTTACTGTGCTGCTAATACTTTCTTTACCAACCCATTGTTTAGCTACACCATATACGTTATACTGGCCAGTTCCTGCAGAAGGCGCAATAGAGTCTGAAAAGAAAACATTTCTATCGGCAGTATCGCATCCTGATCCATCAGGGTCGCCTAAATACAAATAGCTTGTATCTATAGCTCCTACCACATCTGTAACAACTTGAATTGTAGGAGTATCTAATTCTATTTGTGCTACTCCTCCTGTAACCGAAGTGATTGTAAATCCTCCATATGAATTTGTTACAAAATCAAGAATAGTAGAGCCTGTTGTAACACCTGTTCCATCTTGGTCGACTTCTAGACCTATAACAGAAGCTACAGTCAAGTCTAGAATGTTATTTGTAGTAGTATCAATGTTTATACTACCATCAGAAGAACCTAAAGTTCTAGCATAATTTGAAGCAAACGGTGAATCCATCGCTCCTATTATTACATACTCGGTATTGTCTGCAGGTAAGCTGGATAAATTATTCCAATTTATAAAACTTGAACTAACTGTTCCTAATTGTGTTTTTGTATAATATCTTGTATCATGATTATGTCCAAAACCTGGCATAATTAAACCAGTATCACCATTAGTACCTACGTTTCTATTTGTCCATTTACCCGAGGTTGCATTATATTGAAGTATTTGATTAGCAGCTAATGAAAAACCAAATTGAACATCTGATAGTGTTTGTAAACTAGATGCGGCTGCTGTAGTATTAACCCATTTCTGGCCTGAATTATCCCATGATAGAACCTGACCATTAACTAGGGTGCTAGTGTCTATGTTAAAGTCTTCAAGCTGCCCGATTGAATTTGGGAATAATGAAGAGTAATTTGTAAAAGTTGTAGGTAGAGCAGTATGTGTATGTGCAGCGTATTCTGTAGCAAGCTGAAGTACATCAACTGTATTTACAGTACCATTTACAACTAAGTCACCAGTAATGATAGTATTTCCATTAACGGCTAATTTATTAGCGCCGAAAGAACCCGCTCCAATTACTACGTTACCTGTGTGTATAACAGCAGCTGCATTTTGACCTGTGCCAATACCAGGATCACCTGATTCTAACCAGTATTTAATTGCAGAACCGTCTAGTGTAATTGTAGCAGTACTGCCTACTACAGATATATTGAAATCACTAGAAGCAAAATCTAAAACACTAACCGTATTTGTAGATAAACCGTTTTGAACTAATATAGAACCTGATCCGGCACTTGATGCACCAACTGGTTCCCATTCACCGATATTAAAAACTACAGATGGTCCGTTATCTACAGTTGCTCTATACCAAGAAAGACCTGATGAGCCAGTTATACCGGCATCATAATAAACGATGCTACCTTCTTTATAGTGTCTATAAGTAACCCATGGGTTAGCAACATATAGGAAATTATCATCAAGTTCACCCCAAGATAATTCTCTATTTTGTTCTGTTCTTAACTTAATATATTCACTTAGTACTGGCATCTGTTTGTTTTTTATTTATCGATTATGGTGTAGCTCGTAGATACATCCTCTTTAATGGCATATCTGTTATACCGGCATCAATCGGTGTTTTGTTTATTGCAAAAAATAATTTATATAGTTCAAATGTAAACTCAACATAACCGATTGTAGCATAACATAGATCGACATACTGACCCTGTACAAATAACCTATTAAGCCTACCATAAATCTTATTGTAGGTTGAGATAAAATCTTGTACCGCACTTTTGAATCTGGCTACAACGACTGCAATTTGATCCTGTCTTCTAAGATCGAACCTACTGCCATCTATAATCTTTATTGAACTGGTAACGTCTTTTACGTTAAATGACATTTGATACTCTTTCATATAACTTGTAAGATTAAAACTTTCAAGTGTTACTAAACTTCCTGTATTGCAAAAGAAAGTAGATGCTTCAAAGTAAATCTCATACGGGTTATAGGTATTGAAAAGTTGCTGGCCAACAGTAGTCGACACAGGTTCCTGTAATGCTAACATCGGATCGCTTGTATATGGACTCCTTTTAGACTGTATTTGTTTAGCATACTTAGTTATATAGTCTGCTTTAAGAGTATCGAGTGTAGCAAATGTTATATACTGCTTTTTAGAACCCCTCTGTGTATAACTGACACGTATTTCAGTAGCCGTAAATGAATTTTTACGAAGTGATTCTAATAAGTCAATTATGGTCTTGACACAGGTTGATTCGATTACCACTTATATGTGCGCTATTTTTAGTATATATTTAGCACTGCATGCACTGTATGCCAGCTTTCTCTAGTAATTCTAACCCGTCAGATAGTCTATAAGCTTCGCGATAAAAAACTCGCTTGATACCAGCCTGTATTATAAGCTTTGAACACTGGAAACATGGTGATAGTGTAACATACAGATCAGCGTCTTCTGAACTGTTTGAAGATTTTGCTACTTTGCTTATAGCATTTGATTCAGCATGTAATACCTCGTCTTTAGTTACAAGCTTTCTGGCTATTCCGCCTTCCATCAATTCATAACCTTGATCGATTAAACATTCTGCACCGTCTGGGCTATCATAAAACCTTTCTTTATAAGTTTCACATACATTATCAAATCCATAGGGTGTACCATTATAGCCATGGCTTATTATAGTCCCATCTTTAACTAGAATACAACCTACCTTTTTACGTTCAGCATAGGACAATTGACCAATCTCCTCGGCTATATTCATGTAGACTTTATGTATATCAATACGTGGCATAATAGTTATATGTGAAAAGAGATTAAAGTTCTATTCCATACCAGCACTGTGGGTCGGAATATAGATTATCTGGAATAGTATAACCTAAAATATAAGCACGTGTAGCGTTTATTGCAGCGTACATAGATGTCTTCATTTTATCAATATCTTCACCAGTAATCTTAAGACCATAGAAGTCTTTAACCATATTCAGATATATTAGATGTGACGTGATGCCGTTTTGGCCAGGCTGAGTGTTAGCTTCTATTAACCAGTACTTACCGTCCTTGTCAATTGCAACGTCGATTGCAAACATATTCATATCTGGGCTAACCTTTAATACATCGGCAACCATTTCTGAAATTTCACCCATATCGATACCGCATTCTTTATCAAAAATATCAATTGTTGTCCATGTAAATTTAGAATTATCTTTACTTGCAAGTTCGTCATGTGAAGCACCTTCTGAAATTCTTAATGACTTAGCTTTTTCATTTGCTGGTGTACGTAATGACATCGTAAGAAGCTTAGGAGTCTTATCTTTTTTACCATTAAAGATGATCGCCCTATATTCCTTATCTATGTTAAATGCTTCCTGGTAAAGATCAAAGCTTTCTTTACTTGCTTTAAGATCTTCTACTGTGTCAAATTTCTCAACACCCTTTGATTGCCATGAGGCTTCAGCTTTTGCAATAACCGGAAATTTAAGAGTTTGCGTATCTTCTATTTTGAAAACAGTCTTGGAAACATACTCGCTACCTAATTCGTTTAGCTGCTTATAGAAATTAACCTTTCTTAATTTAAGGGAGTCTGCTGGCATATTGTACATTAACTCTGGGTTATAACCTGCGTCTAATACAGACTGTGTATATGTTGCTACATAACCCAATGCTGGAAGATTAGAATCAAATTTCTTTGTGTTTCCAGTAAACTCAAGTTGAGTAATAACATTGAAAAGATCTCTCTTCGTTATATCATAAATCTCATCTATACCCGTGGCTCGATCTACACCAAACCAATGTTCACCTGAAAAGCAATTTACTTTTTTACTAATACGCATATCAAATTTACTGTCAGGTGCTTCACGCTGATAGTTCATCTGCTCATTAACAAATTGTGTAAATGAAAAAAGTTTCATTAAAACTCAAGCTTTTTAATTTCAGTATAAGGCACATATAATTTAGTGCCATCCATTAACAGTGCATACACTCCTCTCTCGTCAGCACCTTCTACTTTACCATTAGTATGCATATATCCTGGTATAAAAAGCCTCTGTCCTATATTAGTGATGACATCAATCTCATCGTGCTTTTTAAGAAAGTCTTCAACGTCTTTCTTATCATACTTGGCTTTAGCCTCAAATAGATTAGTAAACTTTTTCATGTCACTTGTTTTTATTCATGACCATATCCATAAATTCTGAATAGTCAAATACAATGTTCTCTTTCTTGAATTGCTTAATCTGATCGTCGGCTATAGATTTTCTATTATCTTTATCTTTAACCTGATTTAGAATATCTGCAATACCAGTAACCATATCCTGTTCATTTGAACCCAGTTCTTTATATGACTTCTCATAAATAAACTTTTCAAATGTAGGTATATTGTTCACAGTGTATATATCATTTCATGAATACCTGTATACAAATGATGCCGAATGAAAGGATTAGTGACAAGCCTGTCTTTAAATTAACGTTTTCTCCCATGAAATAATAAGCAAGACATGTAAAGACTAAAACACCTGTGGCAAAGCCTAACATTCTACCTGGCCATGTTGCTCCTTCAAACCCCTCATAACTTAAACGCGTTGCGTGTATAAAGAGATATGAAATTGGAACCCCGAAAAAAGAAATCAACAGTGTATTATTCTTAAACCACTCATTGATAAATTGCCCATTTGACTGGAACCAAATTAAGATTTGCCCAATCGTAAATAAAATTGCTGAAATTAGTATTGCTCTATTCATAACCATTTTTTATCAAACCAAAATCTACGACCTTTACTATCTTCAAGGCTTTCCATTTTACCATAACATTGTAACCAGTCTCTGAAAGAAGTATCAGCAAGCTTACCCATCTTTTCATTTATTCTGCCTCTACCATAGCCTCGCTTAAATGGATTATCCCAATCTTTAAGTTCGCCACCTCCTACTAGATAGGCTTCCTGACAGACATCATGGCAAAGCTCAAGCAGATCATAAGTTATAACCTGTTTAGCCGGTAAAAATGGGTTAACATCGTATCTATGGAGTATTTCAGCTCTTAAATAATTGCCGATACCGTTAAAGTACTTTTGATCCATGAGTATTTCATAGATCGGCTTTTCAAATATCTTTTTACTCATTGAAGCCTGAATGTTTTTCACAAATGCCTCATATTGAGTCAATGGACATGGGCCCCTCTTGTTACTCCAGTCTTCAGTCCAGTCCCATTTAGCAAATCGACGTACATCAACCATCATAAGAGCATACCCATCTTCTCTATAAAATTTAAGATGTGCATGTTTAACTAGTTCGCCGGGGCTGGCAAGATACCAATTACCACTCATACCCATTGCAAACTTAATGTAGCGCTCATCACCTCCCATTGATATTAAGGTAACCATCAATTCTTTACCTCTGCTTTCGGCCTTAACGGTAAATGGCATTCCAGCAAACGGATCTTCCATTTCTGTTTTAACCTTTGTCTCTTCAGACTTTCTAATGTTAGTGTATATCTGACCTTCTGAAACCGAGTTAATATACTCGGCCATGATTTTAACTTCTGCTAATTCAGGCATCTGTTTTCTTTTTAGTGAAAATATAAGTATCTTTGAAATCACCGAAAGGTTCGTCTAATTTAACTTCAAAGTGCTTTTTAATCTCAGTTAACTCTGATAATAAAAGGTCTGCACCTAACCTATAACTTTCCTGTGCTTTTAGCTTTTCAGTTACATGGTTTATGATAGCTACTACTTTTTCCGGGTTAAACATTATCGCATATTATTTATGTTGTCGGCTTCAGACTTGTCATTTCTAACTTCAATGAAACGAGGTAAGAATAAACTATGGTTACCATGCTTATCTGTAATGCTCAGGTTATATTGAATAGCTACAATTTTGCCAATCAGCTCATTATTATTTATCAACTCGTTAACCATCTTAAGATCAGCATCAGTAAAGCCTGATCCAACATCAACTCTCAAAGTACCAGTAGAGTCAGATAAACAAAGGCTGCCAATGTAACCTGTACGTCGACCTTCACCTGGGATCCAACCTGTAACAACAAGATCACAGTCATTTACTTCTTTAAGTTTTATCCAACTGCGGCTACGTTTACACTCATATACTGCGTTTGTTTTACAGATAACTCCTTCACCGCCTTCTTTAACAATTTCATTATAGCGATCCATCATCTCGTTTACGCTACTGAAAGTCCAACGTTCTGATAAGCAAATATGTTTAGCCTCATTGATACCTGACCAAAGTAGGTCCAACATGTTTCTACGGTCTAGATATTTTGTAATACCTTTTCCCGCAGTTAAAACATCCTGATGTTCAATGTCAAAAATGTTAAACATAAAGTCCTTTGAAATTTCGCCATCGACTTTACCTTTAAGCATTCTATTCAATTTACCAGATACAGATTTGCGATCATGGTCAGTTAACTCACCATCAAAGAACCAGCCTTCAAAGTCAAATTTAGGATTGGCTGCAACTATAGAATGTAGATCTACATTCACATATTTCATATGTTCAGTAGGTACTTGATTGAAGTTTCTAGTGAAATACTGGAAGTCGCCATCTTTATAGAGAGCTATAATACGAACTCCGTCATATTTATGCTCACAGTAGATAGTGTCCCAGTTATCAATCAATTCTACATCGTCTTCAGAAAGCATCAAGCTAGGGTTAGGTATCAATTGACGACCTACTGCTTTGTTGATAGACTTGGCCTGAATACCGATGTTCAAGTTTTTAGTAAGCACATCGTAGAGCGTTTGCTGAAGCTCAGGGTTAAAGCTACTAATTACCCAGATTGCCTCTTCACGCAATTCTTTATTTGCGGCCTTGGCTTTTCTTAATTTATCTACCAGATTTTTTACTGCATCGAAATTATCAGATGTGCCAAATGTGACAGGATTGTTCATATCCATATCTAGCTTATTAAGCTTGGTTACGATAAATGGATTGTATGCAACTTCAAGCAAGAACTCCAATTCAGGGGTTAAGTTTGCCTTAAGTATAGATTGCATTTGCTCTTGTGAGCCTTTTCCAGTACAAGCAGCAATCTGCTGTAACGTTTCTAGTGCTTTATTCATATTATGCATGTGTATGTTCTATTTGAAATGTTAGTTCTAATCCCCATGGTAGTTTATAAGCACAGAATCCGCCTGTTCCGACGTTCATTACTTTGTCTTCACTCCAGATCGCCTTTGTTAAAAGATCTCTTGCAGTAAATCGCAAATCATCCATATCAGGTACTTCCATCTTGCCGTTTCCTTTATACCATGTCCAATTCGTTTCCTGCATGTGTTTTAACACGGAGTCAAAATCAAAGCGGTCCATGATTTCGAAAGCTTTTTGCTCAAGTTCAGATTGTGTAAATTTTTCGTGTGCCATATTGTTATTGATTATGGTGTAAATATAACTAGAATATCTCTACAATGAAAGTTATTTGCAGCTTTTACTTTTTCCAGTTATTAAAAGCCCATGAAATATCTTCTGAAACCTGAGGTCTAGGCTGCGATGGCTCGTACTTACTATATGGGTTATGGGTTAGTTTTACCTGCTGTACAGGTTTATTATAGGCAGGCATAGACTTTAAGATATTAAATAGTCTGTGCGATTGTGCGATGCTGATAATACTGCCTCTAATGCTTTCATAAATATATTCACTTGCAGCATCATAACCTAAAGTTTCCAGCAAGTCCATTGCCTTGGAACCAACCTCTTCAAACGCATCATCAGAAGGTGTAACAATTGGTGCTACTTTGCAAATACCGACCCCTGATAACTTCTGCTTTTGAGATTGTCCTGCTAGCATTCCTCTCATTACACCAAAGCCACTTCGCCTTGAGGCTTTATTGATAAGCTCTGCAGTTCTTTTATCTACGGGTTGTACTGTATTGCCGGTCTTGTGATAGACTATATCTACGCAGCCATATGATTCGACAGTACTGCATTTGACGCAAACTTTATAACCAAGTTCTACGCGCTTTGCAGGTATTTCAGATTTACATTTGTTACATTGCATAGGGTAAAACTAAGAAACATTATTCTAAACTAAAAGAGATCTTCAGAAAAGCGCATTGCCGTTATCTCTCTTTACATAGTTAGATATGAATGTCTTTCTATGATGAACAGTAGGCCCATTTTCAAGTAAAGCCTCTCTATGATCAGATGTGCCATAACCTTTATTCGATTCCCATTTATAAAAAGGAAAGCTTTTGGCAAGCTCAGCCATGTGATTATCTCTTTCTACTTTTGCCAGAATCGATGCTGCGGCAATCGAGTAATAGTTAGCATCACCTTTAACTACACATGTATGTGGTATTCTATTATAACC